TACGGATCAGTATTGACAAAGTTTTATGACACTAGAAATAGTCATAATTAAAATAGCTCTCATGTGTGGTGTGTGATTGTGTGTAGTTTTGGTTAACCCTCAGGTAAAATCTGGGGGTTTTTTATTGGTAAAAAAAGACGCCACTAAGAATAGCAGCGTCTAACTTATTAAACTACAAACAAAACATACTACTTTTTGTTATATACTGATGAAGCATAACCTATAGTTGCTACAACTGCTATAACGTATAAACATCTCTCATACCATTCCCAACCTAATGGATTGTACTTATTAATAATAAATGCAAATGGTAGATACAAACCTACTAATAAAAGTGATAGGTTAATGATTATTTCTTTGTAAATTTTTGGATTCATAACTAAAATGGTAATTTTTTATCCGTTGGTTTATAATCACCTGCTTTAAATGTATCCATTTCACAATAGAAATCACTTTGTTCAGGTCCTGCGTTCTTTTTGTCTTTGATAAGGATAGAACACCATCCTTTGTTAGATGCTGCGAACTCATTTAGTTTCTTTAAGTCCTCTGGACCGAATGATACTTTTCTGAATGATCCGTAAGCTGATCTAAGTGTGAAACATCTTCCTAAGAAGTTCTCTTTTTGCGTTGCCATGATATTTGTTTTGGTTTATAAACTATTTTTAATTCCTTCTTTGAATTTCTCTAAGTATAATACAGCATCCATAAGTTCTTGCTGTAAATGCTCAGCCCATTCTTTGGTGTTTAAGTCAGTTCTATCAAGATTAGTTCCGTATTTAGTAAAGCCTAAGTTAGCTCTATCTTTATACTTTGTAATTACAGACTCGACTATACTATCATAATTATTCTCCATTTCCTTTGTATTTTCTTACTTGTTCTTTAAGTTGTGCTCTCCATTTGATGTCTACTGTACCATCATTTAAGATGTCTTCTACTAACTTAATAGTTTCAGCAGTTACAAACTTGCTTTCTTTAGGAACTACAGTAACTTTAACTTCTTTTTTAGTAGTCTTAGTTACATTTTCTGATTTGTTTTCTAATTCTAGATTTTCCATAATTGTTGTTTAGCGTCCTTGACCACGATATGCTTTAGGTCTTGGACTATGTTTGTTATAAGATTTCTTTGCTCTTCCTTCTTTACGCTTCCCGAAACTCACCTTCATACTCGTTCCAGATGCTGATTTTGCTTTCGCCATTGTCTAAAAATATTGTTAAGTTAATTGTTCCGTCTGATACTTGTTGACATACAATAGATGTGCCACCGCACATACCTAAGTGAGTTAAGAAACTTGTCTGTGATACACTAAGTCTATCACCTATAGCTTTAATTTCACAAGCAATAAACTGACCATAGTTCTTATGGTAACCTATGATGTCAGGTAAACCTTTCTTACCAATGAAAGACCTTCCTTTAACTGCTAGGTTATTATTTCTCCATACTTCATAACCTAAACTATCTAAATATTCTAGCATCATCTTGGTTAAGTCACTTGCTGTTTTGTATGTCATATAAACGAAATTAGTGCTTTTATTTAATATATTAGGCTGATCAGACGTATCTATTATTTCTAGTAGTGTTTTCATATTAAAATGCTTCACATGATTCTGAGCAACCATCTAGAGGCTCAAATAAGGTTATTTGCTTTAATTCAGCTTGAGAAAGCTTAGCCATTTCTCTTATATCATTAATACTTTTGTTACCTCGATAAAAGCTTTGAGTATCCCCTTCGTATGATTTATGTTTAGATGTTCCATATTCTTCAATCATTTGCTGCCACCAATCAAATGATTTAGGGCTTCTTTCCATTATCCTAGCTAAAACATTAAAAGATTTTTTCCAACAACATACACAGTTACCATCGTCAGGATGAATATCTAAATCAAAAGATTGTAAATCCCACCATTGCTTTATTTGGTTTTTAGTCACAGGATTAAACTCAACTAATGGGTATATTATTCTTTGTTTCTTATAGTTTTTATTTATTCTCTTTTGTTCATCATATCTAATACCTATTGCTGTATAATACTTAGTCCATCCAATTGATTTTAAATACTTCTTAATTGGTGCAGTTTTTAGTTGTGGTGAGCAAAATGGTGCTGATTGAAATGGTATCCCAAGTTTTTTTATCATAGCCTCAAATGGTTCACCATTCCTTGAAGCTGTTTCATAGGTTACTAATTTATGATTTACAGACCATCCTTTACCAATTTCTGATGGATATCCTTCAATCCATTTTATATCTATATCCCATTCATTAGCACATTCATCAACAAAAAATAAAGTTCCTTCAGATTCTTTACCTGTGTTAGCAAATACTACAAGCTTATCCCAATTATCTTTATCTTTCCATTCGTTAAATAACCACCAAGTCATGTAGGCACTTGTTCTTCCACCTGAAAATGTTATAAGTAATTTATCTTTCATTTTGTAAAATTATGTTAATCAAAACGGATCATCTCGACAGTTGGAACTTTTACATATCTTATGCCCTCAACTATCTTTGTTTTACCCCATTTAAAGTGTCTTCTTGCCTTAATTCTTAACATCTCAGCTCGTATAAAGTAGATTCTATCTTTAAGGTCAAAGTTGATAGCAAAGAACTCAACTCTTGTATCTGCTATACCACTTGGCTTACCATTATTCTCATATTCAAGCCACATAAATTTTTGTTTCAATGCTTTTGGCTGTTGGATAACCAAGATTTTTGTGTTCCTAGCAAATAATAACAATGCCTGGTAAGTGCCATCAGCAGCCTTAGCTTGTTCTATGTCGAACTTACGAGTATTCTTATAGTTCCTATTTAAGTCCACTTCTTCTAGGTAGTTTTAATTTCTTAGCATAAAAATAAAGTGTTCTAGTACCCATACCGATACCAACTGCTATATCTGTTATGTCATTAAATCTAGCAGTATCATACCATGCTTTAGTAACGATACGTTCTTTCATGTTCTCTATATTAAGGTCTTCGCCTTGCACATATTCCACTTCAGGGAATTTTTGGTCGATAAGTGTGATGTTTGTTTCCATTTTATTTGTTTTGGTTATAGATCCTATCATAATATTGTTGTGAATTTTCCCAATCACTTAATTCTGTACCTAACCCTCTACTAAAAGCATTCATTATCTGCTCTTTTTCTACATTTATTTGACTTTCGCACATATCTATTACTTCAATAGGTATATTAAATTCTAGTTGATATTCTTTTAATTCATCTAGTAATTCTTGCATTGCTGTTTTCATGTGTTATAATTTATAGTCTTCAAATGTGGTTGTTTCTCCAATAAATCTAATAGGTATGTTACCAGTCTTACCATGTCTGTTCTTTTCTACCTTAACTATAACAAGGTCGTCAGGATGATATTCCTTACCACCAATTTCTACAGGCTCTTTCATTTCGTAGTAAGATGGTCGCATAAGCATAATAACTATGTCAGCGTCTTGTTCAATACTACCAGATTCTCTAAGATCAGACAACATTGGTAGCTTGTCAGCCCTTTCCTCAACCTTTCTAGATAACTGAGATAAAGCAATAATTGGTACTTCCAACTCTTTGGCTAAGGCTTTAAGGCTTCTGCTTATAAAACTTACTTCCTGCTCTCGGTTTTGGTTTTGTTTGCCTTGTCCACTCATAAGCTGAAGATAGTCTAGGAATATTACCTTAATACCATACTTCTGCTTTAGAATAGTAGCCTTAGCTCTGAGTTGTGAGATACTGATTCCTCCAGTATCTTCTATGTAGATGGGTGCTGTGATTATTTTGTCATCGGTCTTTAAAAGTAGCTTACGTTCATAGTCATTCAAATTATTCGTTCTAAGGCGTTTTAAGGGCACTTGACTCGTTATTGACTCTAACCTTTCAACAAGCTGTTCGGAGCTCATTTCGAGGCTAAAAATAGCCGTAGGAACGTTATTTAGGATAGCTAAGTGATAAACACTAGAAAGCATCATTGCTGTCTTACCTGCACCAGGTCTAGCAGCTATAATACATAAGTCAGGTTTACACCATCCTGCTATGGTCTTGTTCAGTTCATCAAAACCAGTATTAAATCCTAAAAGCTCACCATTATTTGCTAAATCCCTAGCAAAGTTTATAGCCATAACAACATCAGTTATGCTTTTTTCGTATAAGTTACCATATTCAAGTAAACCTATAAGTTGACTATTTAAGTCAGATAAAAGGTCTAATGACTGACTATCATTGTCTAAACAACTATTCTCAGCTATTCTAAGTACTTTATAGGCTTCACGCTTTTTGTACATCTCAATAACAATCTCAATATGGGTGTTTATGTGAGCTGTTGTAGTTACATTATCAGTTAACTTTGATAAGTAGTAAGCACCACCTTCTCGTATTATGTCCTCATCTTGAGAGAGTTTTTGAGCTACAGTAGTAAGGTCTATAGATATGTTACTATCATACATTTCCTTAATAGCGTTAAAGATTTTTTGGTGCTTTAGATCGTAGAATATGTCAGTTTTTAGATGACCTATAACCAATGGGATAATCCTTTTGTCTAAAAGCAATGCACCAAGTATGTTAGATTCAATATCTAAAGCTTTTGGTAGGTTTATAGCTATCATAATGTTTCTATTTCTTTTTTTACATTATTCCAAAATTCAATTTTAGATTGATATTCCCATGCAAGTTCAAATGGCTGAATTTCATCTAATATTTCATCTACTGCTATTAATACACATTGTTTAGCATTAGCTTCGTAATCACATTCTCTGCAAGTAAATGACATAGATTCTAATAATTCTTCTGCTTTTTGTTTTGGTGTCATTATTTAAGTTTTATTTGTGTAGTTATTTTGTTTGTAGGTACGTTAGTAGTATTAAATTTAGAACTATTCCTTTGCCAAGTTCTTACAGTAGCTTTCCAATCTTTCATAGGGTTTTTACCTATTAACCAACCATTAGATTCATAATGGTCTATAAAGTAAGAAGGATCAAGAGTTAAAAAGCCTATTTCTTTAGCATATAAGTCTATCTCATTAGCTGTTGGTCTTATAAACTTAGTCTTCTTAATATTTAATTTACTATTAATTGTATTAGTATTACTTATAGGGGCACTTTCACCGACTTCGGCATTTATAGAACTCGGTGATTTATCATCTCGGATTGCTGGTGTATCATATACTACATGATTCCATCCAGTAAACCTTCCAAGATCATTTATAACCTTTACAGACAAGATATAGTTCTTTGTTTGTAATCCCTTAAAAACTCTGTCTAGTTGACCTTTAGTGCAACCTAATCGTTCATGTAGGTTAGTTTTATAAACCACCCAATCATGCCTCATACTAAGTAAGTAAATTAATAATCCTCTCTCCTCTAATGTTAACTCGACATTCCTAATAATCTCGTTGTCGATGGCAGTAAACTTCTCAGCCGATCTGCTCTTAACAATCATTCCTGTATTCATAAAATAAAAAAGCCCTCAGATTTGCGGGAGTCCGTACACCCCCACGCCTCTTCGGGCAATAAGTTTTAACTGCAAAGTACGGTTTGCATCGACAAATATACTATTTATCCTTTACTATCCTAAAAACCACATCTCTATTATTGTGCTTAAATTTCCTCTTTAGTAATGGGTTAAGTGATTTCTTTATTGAGTCTTGTGTTATTCTTGTATTCCTTGCTGCATGAGCTAAAGACTTAAACAATACTTCACTTTTATCATCAACATAAATCATCCTCACTGGTACTGAGTTCTCTAATCCTGCAATCTCCATCATATATTCTTGAATTTACTAATTATGGTTAATGTTACAAATAGCAATATTGCTAGTGGTATAGATATTATTACAAACTTTGTAAGCTCGTATATAAATATTATCGTTTGTTTCATGTTTGTAGTTTAAAAAACCACCCCAAGTTTTTTATAAATTACTATCAGGTTATTAATATTGGTATCTTGAGGTGGTGGAGGATTTTTATTTCTTTAAGCTAATCTTAAAGGTTGTTGTACTTATTCTAGGTGCTGGGTGGACCATCTCTCCTGATTCAGGATCAACCATAGCCATAGGCAATGTTCTAAGCATCTTTTCCCTTTCCTTTAAAGCAAACTTTAATGACTCTATTTCTTCATTCATTTTGCTCCAAGTATAGTCTTGGTCATAGATATACTTAACGCCTGATTCAAACTTAGCCATTTCGCTTCCTAAGACCTCAGCCTTGCCTCCGGGATACTTACTAAGCTCATCTAGTACTAAATCCTTTAAATCAGCTCTAATGCCCTCTAAAAGCTGTACAACAGCCTCTGACTTAACGAGTAGTTCTAATGGTGACTCACCAGTCTGCGTAAAGTGATCTACTATCTGCGACTTGATTAACTCAATAGCAAATTTGTTCGGTTCTATAGAACTAAGTTCTACTTTTGGTAATAATTGTAAACTCATTTTATTTTAGGTTTTCTTTTTTCATTTTTAATACCTTCATCAATGTTTCATCAGAATCAAATGATTGCTTGTAAGTAAAGTATGTGTCAGTCAATTGCTTAACCTTAGTACATTTAGCTACCTCCATCATTATTTCTTCTCTTGTAGGCTCATCTTCTAAGATTTCAGCTACAACAGTTTGTACTGGCTTAGAGGTTTTTTTTGGCTCATCATGTACAAAGTCCATCTCTTCAGCAGGTGTCGCCTCGAATCCTGCCGCTTTCATCAACCATGCTAACTGATTACGGAATGCTTTACCTACAGCTCTTGTTTGTGCCATAGATAAGATAGCATACTCATCAAAGAATTTTTTGCTACCCTCTTTGTTAGAGCATATTGCTATACCTACAGATACTAACTTATTGTCTTGATATGATCTAACTTCGCAAGTAGCCATGTATTTAACTTCTGTTTCGCTAGATAAGTCTTGTACGCTTGTAATGATAGGGAATAATCCTAGTGAAGCTCCAGCCATCTGCCAGGCTTCTACATTACAATAGTCCTTACCCTTAATGTTAGATACTAAGTGTGCATCCTTTACAAAGCGTTTAAGCTCGTTAGATAAAGAAAGCATAGAGTCCTTGTTTACCATTTGGTAACTAGGAGCTTGAATTTGTGTGTTAGTTGTTTGCAGTTCCATGTGTTAATTGATTTTGTTGTGTAAAAAAAGTTGCTTTTCTAATTGGATATTGTTCCCACATTTTAACTATAGCCTCCATAGTTTCAAAACTTGATTGGCTGTAGCTCATGTTGTGGATGATTTTTGCGACAAAGATTCTTTTGTCTGTTTCGTTTAAGTGTGCGAATTGTGATAGCATAATGTTTAGTTTGATGTTAAAATATTTAGTTTTTTGTTGTTTGTGTGCAATCCTAATGTTTGTTGTACCTCTTGAAACTGAGTCTTATAAAACTTGATGCATTCTATATCGTTTTGGAATGTCATGATTCCATGTATGATTGTAGTATGATCTCTGTCAAAAGCTTGACCTATCTCCTTTAATGTCATCGAAAAATAACGTCTAAAAATAAAGTAGCACATATTCCTAGCAAAAACTAATTGCTTACTTCTGTTTGGCGTAAGTACTTTTAGTCTATCAGCTTTCATTACATCACATACCGTTCTTATAACTTGCTCAAATCTTATCTCTCTGTGTTTTAGTCCTGGCATAACGTAATAGCTTATTTCTGATGCTCCCATATTTGGTTTTTAAGTAGTTCAAGTTTTTTGTCATAGAATGTTTTGATTAACTCGGTCATCTCGTAATCATTGTTTTTAAGTCTTGTTTCTATTACATAACGACTATAGCCTGTTATTTCCATAATCTTCTTCATGTCGCCATACTTAAATAGGCTTTTGTAATCTGTAATCTCTAGCATTTGTTTGTGTTTTTAAAGTGATTGATATGTCTGTCTATTCCTTGAACTGCTGCATCTAAAGAAGCGTAATAACTTGCTCTCCAGTAATACCATTTGCCATGTAGGATTTGGTTATCCCATGTTATAAACATCCCTTTATAGGTGTATTGTTTTGACATTCTTCCGTTACTGTTTACATAGGTAAACTCTTCTTTGATACCTTTTTTCTTTTGTTCGAGGGTTAGTTTCAGCATTGGTTTGGTTTTTACTCTTGCGAGGGTTTTTGATAGATTTTTGTTTCTAGGACTTCTGTAATCCTTAATGGAATACCATTACTTAGTTTTTCAAAGATGGCATAAGCTTCATCCTTATCCTTGTTAAATGATCCACTAATGATGATACCTTCTTGCTTTGTGTAGTACATTGTACTACCTAAAATTAAGTCTGTGTCTTGTACAAATTCGAATTTCATGTTTGTTTGTTTTATTGTTTAATAATAGTTTCTTCTTCTTCATCTTCTTCCCAATCGCAATGTTCTAAGCAGTCAGGACAAATATCTATTTCAGGATAGTTGGTATGAGCTCCACAGCAGGTTGAGAATGGCATTACTTATTAAGTTTTTGGAGTCTAGTAAAGTAAGTTTTTGGATCACCAATCTTGGCTTGGCTCATGTTCCTTTCGTATTCTACAGGATGAATGCAGGTTTTTGTCTGATGGTTGTAATAGGCTTGTTCGCCTTTGTCGATGATCGTGCCAGTAATACCGCACTTCATCTTTGAGTTGAGTGTGATTAATTCGTGCATGGGTTTTTTGTTTTGTTTGTAAAGTGTAAAATTAGGAAGTTTTTGGATATATTTAAAGTTTTTAGCAGGTTTTTTGTTAAGGAAATCATAAAAGATTTTTGCTGGATTTTTGCGTACAAGATTTTTGCGAGGTTTTTGTGGGGTTTTTGCATAGGGTTTTTGGCAGATTTTTGGCTGTAACTGAAAAGTAGTTGCACATTTAACTAGCTTTTGCCAATTTGCATAGGGCAAAGCATAGCTAAAAGGCTTTTTAAGGCACTTTTTAGGCTTAAATTTCGCTTATATTATTTAGTTAGTATAGACATACCAACCGCAAATAAAGTGGCTAAAAACGTCTTATTTTGCTATTTTATCAATAGCTGCATAAATTGCGGCTATTATATCTGGCAAAGTTTCTTTTGTACCTTTTATCATTGTATTAGTTTTACTTTGCTAAATATTCAGCCCATCTTTGAGCCTCTCTTTTTGCATCATCATAACTTTTGAATGATTGCTCTATTAATAGTTTGCCAGTGCTTTTATCAATGACATAAAAAAAGCCACTGTAAGAGGTAATTTTGTAGCTCATTGCTTTGTTTTTGGTTAATATAAAAGCCCAAATTAATGGGCTCTTATTTCGCTGAATTTAACAGCTCATCAGTTAACCCTACAAAACAGCCACAATATTTTTAATTTCTGTCATGGGTATTTTATGACAGCCTACAGAAACAATTTCGCCAACTACTCCGTTAAATGTGTATCTATCCACGTGCTGACCTTTTATAAGCTCGTTATTAATTAGACGTTGATAAGCTGACAAAAACAAGTCTTTTGACATTTTTACGCCTCCGCTTGTCTCAATATTGTCCGTTTCTTTGTTGTATCTTAATAGATAGTGCCCCAAATTTGCATAAATTGATGATATTTTAAATTGACGGAAAGCCTCAATTTTTTCCTTTGCGTCCTCTTTTGCTTTTTCCAGTGCTTTTAGGTCATTTTGCTTTTTTCTTTCTTGCCATTTTTTTAGCTCATTTGAGCTATAGTATTCAACATTCCACGAAATCAATGTGTTGTATCTTTCTTGTAATGTCAAACCATTGCCTAAAATAGGATTAAATAGGTCAAATGTGTCTATATTAAAAAATTCGCAATATTTCTCAATAATGTCTATTTGATTTTGGAACTGGTTTAAATAGCCCATTTTTAATTTATTAGCCCTAATTGTTAAACCTTGCAACCTTTCGGCCTCGTTTATGTAATGGGTTATATTTTCTTTATGTGTACTTGTTGCATAGTTTATATCATTATAAAATGATACAACTCTAAAAAATGGTACATTTTCTGGAATTGACCTCCATACAAGGTTTTGATGTTTGTTTGTAGTATTTGAATAGCTCCTATCGTTAAAAAATATTGCCTTTTGTTCCTCTTTGTTTGTAATGTGTTGGGCTATTTTAAAATGATAACCATACGAATAGATACTATCGTATTCAAAAAACATAGATGACCCTTTGCCATGTGTTTGAGTCTGATTGGCCCAAACGTGTGTAAGTTCTGAATTGTTAAATTTTGTTCTCATTGTATTTGTGTTTTGTGTGTTATAGGTTTATGGGTTTAATTCCTTTCTTTTAATTATCCTAGTTGGATAGCCAGTCATTTTATATTCGTGATAGTCATGCTTTAAATTACTTATATATACGCCATTGACTAAATCAAAATCTAAACCGTTGCCTTTGCTATCTGTTAAATATACAGAATTGTCCTCCCACCCAAAACCATAGTTTTGTTGAATAACCGCTAAATATGTGTATTTGTTTTGTGTCATTGTATTAGGTTTTATTTGTTTATTACTCGATATTGAGAATACTTAAAAAATTGAGCTAATCTTTCGGCCTCCTCTTTTTCAAAAAATTGCAAAGCCTTTTTTTTGTCTGTTGTTATATGCTCAACATAAGTATTAATAGCCCCGTTTTTAGGGTTATTTATAGTTATATTTTCATGATATGCAATTTCAAATGCTCCGTTTACTTTTGTTTTTATTTTTATTATATACATGTTTTTAAGTTTTATTTTTTGTAATTGGTTAACTCTTGCCAAATTGTTTTGGCTAATGTGTAAAGTAAGATACCACCAACGAATAAGCTAATAAGCTCAAATAGTGTAATGTGTGTCATGTTTATTTTATTTTAGTTAGTAAATAATCAGTAAATAATTTAGCGATATTACCTAAGATTAGGATAAATAGAACTAATTGAAACAATAAAAGAAAGTTGCTTAAGTGTTGCATGATTGTAGATTTAAGGGTTAAATATCTTGTTGGTTAGTGTTAGAATAATAAACGTCAAGGAAAAGGCTTTTAATACTTGTTTCCTGATAAGCATTAACGCCTGTTTGCTTTTCAATATCAATAGCCAAATCTAAAAGGTCTTTTAATATCATTGTCTTTGCCTTTGACTCGCCTGTATTAGCTTTCCAATCTATAATATTAGACGCAATAGATTGTAGTAATTGACTTACTTGATACTCGTTTTTAAGTGTGATTGTTTGCATAACTGATTGATTTTTAATTGGTTAAGTGTTTTTGTTGTTGTTTTGTGTCCCATTGACAAAACGAATATAGTATTTAAATCAATACAAAATGCAAATAAATATAAATAATTGTAAAAATATTTAAATAGTTTATTTAGGTATTCGGTTAAATGGGTATTTAAGTAGCTACTATTATAGTATCCATTGTTGAATTAGTAATTTAATACTATATTATAATAGAATAATACTATTGTAATGTTCTTATACTATTATAGTATAAGTAGTATATTAATATAATAAGATCAATGGGTTTTACTTTTTGCGTTTCAGTGCCTTTCCAATCATTAAATAATAAGTTCTAATTTAGCGGACACACTAACCGAAATTTGACGCATGAATAACAAAGCAAAGCAGCATATAATATATATTATGTTAAATAGCAACCCCCTACCCTATTTTTTAGCGTAGATAATAGGGGAGACCCCTTGTGCCCCCCAATATTCTGATATAAAACAATGATTTTAACATTTTTAAACATTTGACACACCAAAAGGTATAATATGAACGCACAATTCAAGGAAATAGCTAAAGAGGCTTTTATCATAGCTTATAAGGAGAACTTCGGTAATATCACCATATCTTGTGAGGCTTCTGGAGTCGGTAGAACGCAGTATAAGACTTGGTTGAAGGATGACCCTGACTTTGCTAAGAGATTAGCTGAAATCGAGCCTGAGGAGATTATGCTTGACTTTGGCGAACAAAAGCTGATGGAGAGGATTGCTAGGGGTGATACCTTAGCGACTATGTTCTTGCTGAAGACTAGAGGTAAGAGAAGAGGATATATCGAGAAGACTGAGGTTGCTCATGAAGGAGATGTGGTTAAGCAAATTACAGTCAACGTAGTTAAACCGAATCAAATTGGAGATATTATGAAACAAATAGACGGAGATGAGCATAAAGCGTTACCTCAAGGTGAGATAATCAACTTTGATACGCAAACAGAGCCAGGAATGGTCGTACCTGCTTACAAGGCAGGAGAAAGTGATGAAATCCCACTTTATAACCATGATAAAGGGGAATTATTGGATATAAATGAAGACGGTGAATATGAAGAGTAGCTACAATGCCTTTATTTCGCATTTTAAGGCGATTCTAGGGCTTTTAACCCTATGTGTAGTACTATGTATCCATTTAATAATTGAAAGGCTTAAATGAGGCTTAAAATAGCAAAGTGAAAAGATGAACTAAAACTCGTAGTGCCTCGTAGCACTCGTAGCATTCGTACTAACTACGACTACTACGAATAGTACGACCCCTACCTTCCTATAAAACCAAAAGTTTTCTAATGGTAAACACACAACCAATTTTTTAATTTTTTTCCTATGTCTTATGAATGTAACCACAAACATCGTCTTCGAAATCCTGCAAAACAGCCAAAAAAAAATATCAGTTATGCAAGGCGGAACAAGGTCTGGCAAAACTTACAATGTATTGACTTGGTTTATCGTGAAATTATTACAAGAGAAGGGAAAAACCCTAACCATTTGCAGATCCTCGTTGCCATCCATAAAAGGCTCAGTGATGAGAGACTTTATCGAAATACTATCGAAATATGGATTATACTCAGAAGAAAAGCACAACAAATCAGAAAATCTTTACTTCTTAGGAGGCAATGTCGTAGAGTTCGTCTCTACCGATCAGCCACAAAAAATAAGAGGTCGTAAAAGAAACTACTTGTTTATAAACGAGGCTAACGAGGTAAACTATGAATCTTGGATGCAGTTAGCGTTAAGAACCACAGAAAAGATTGTAATTGACTATAACCCATCCGATTATTATTCTTGGATTTATGACAAGGTTGTTCCTAGAGAAGATGCTGACTTTACCATCACTACCTACCTAGATAACCCATTTCTTGAAAAATCAATTGTAGATGAGATTGAGAGGCTTAAAACAGCCGACCATGAATATTGGAGAGTTTATGGCTTAGGAGAGAGAGCAATATCCCAAGCGACCATTTATACGCATTGGAAGCGTAGAAGGAACTTCCCTGATGGAGGAGATGTGTTTTATGGACTTGACTTTGGCTTTAACAACCAAACAGCACTTGTTAGGGTTAAGAACTTCGATGGCGAGTTATTTGTCGACCAATTAATCTACGATACCAAAATGTCGACTGCGTTACTAATCGATAGGATGCGTTCTTTAGGACTTGATAGAAATTCTGAGATATATGCCGACCCTGCTGAACCGAAAACCATATCGGAAGTTAATAAGGCAGGATTTAACTTGAAGAGTGCTGTGAAGGATGTTTATGCAGGAATCAACAAGGTAAAATCATTTCCTTTGCATATCAGGTCAGAGTCCTTAGATTTGCTTGATGAGATTAAAAACTACAAGTGGAAGACCGATACAGATGGTAATACACTTGATGAACCTGTGAAGTTTCGAGATCACTTAATGGACTCTATGAGGTATGCCATATACACAAAATATGCGAAACCTAAAAGAGGGTGGGTTGTATAGCATAAAAATTTGTTACTTTTGTAAAAATAATATATAGCGTGAATTTAACGGACATACTAAAGGCAGCTAACCCTTTTCAACAGAAGGCAGCTCCAAAGGTGACTTTTAACAATCCTTTTACTGATTTCGGTGGATTGATTGGCGGAAGAACACTTTATCCAGAATTAGACCAGCAAAAATTTGTACTTGACTATAAAAACAATAGTGAGGTATATGCTATCATCAAACGTATCTCTAAAACTATTTCTACTGTTCCTTTCTATGTTTATCAAGTAAAGAACAAAAAAGAATTAGCAAGATACAAGTCAATGCTAAGTAATGCAACATCTACTACAGATATTGCTAAAGCTGAGTTAGTTCGTGTAAAAGCAGTTGCTGAGATTGCTGATTCACCTTTAAACGATTTGCTAGAAAAACCAAATGAATATCAATCATTCTCTGAATTTATCGAGAGTGCTGTAGGTTATAAACTAATTACTGGTAACACTTATATCTGGGCGAATAGACTAGAGTCTGGTAAGGTTGCTGAACTTGTTACACTCCCATCTCAATACGTTGCCATTATTTCTGATGGTACAATAAATGGGGTTGAAGGTTATTCTTTTACGCTAGTTGGATGGGATCAATTAGATGCGAAAGACGTAATCCATCTAAAATACTTCAACCCTTACTTTGACACTAACGGTAATCAACTATATGGTTTGTCGCCTTTACAGGCTGCTTACAGAACTGTTCAGCGTTCTAACGATGCGAAGGATACATCTGTAGGTATGTTGCAGAATCAAGGACCTAAAGGTATCTTGTCTGCTGATGAATCAAATGATTTCGGACCAGAGGCAGCAGGAAAGCTTAAAGAAGATTTTTACAATCAGTACGGAACAAAAACTCAAGCTGGTATCTTAAAAAATGCTGGTAAGATTTTAATTGCAGGTGCAAAGTTGAATTGGATTAACATGGGTTTAAGTCCTATTGACTTGCAGTTATTAGAATCAGAGAAAGTAACACTTAGAGAACTTTGTAATGTTTACGGAGTTAACTCTGCATTGTTTAACGATCCTGATAACAAGACTTACAACAACATGAAGGAAGCTAAAAAGGAAATGTTGACTCAAGTAGTCCTTCCTGAGTTAGTAGCTCTTCGTGATGCGTTCAATAGATTCTTCTCTACAGAGATTGGTCAAGGTTACTATATCGATTTTGATTTGACAGTATTCCCTGAGTTGCAAGAGGACATGAAAGAGCTTAGTGCTATCCTTTCTCAATCTTGGTGGATTACTCCAAACGAGAAGAGAGCAGCTATGCGTTATGATACTATGGAAGGAACTGAAATGGATGAGATATTTATCCCAGCAGGTTATTTGCCTATAGATGAGTTGACTATGTTACAAGACCCTAGAGATGCTCAACAACAAAGTGATTATAATTTGCCACCTGTAAAAAGTGAAGGTTTTTTTTTGAGTAAGAACGAGCAAGTAGATGAAGTGTATTCAAAGTACAAGTCAATTACAAACATGAGCTACTCAGAATTAGAAGCCTGGTCAAATACAGAGTGTTCAAAGAAAGCATCACTTGACAGAAGCCCTATCACTAGAAACCTAAGACTATTGTCTAAGAAGAAAGAAGATTGGACTACAGCAGATGCGGAAGATGCAAACAGAACTATAAGCTTTGTTAGCAGAATGAAAGGAGCAGAACAAGGTAAACCAGCATCAGAAGGTTGTCCTTCTAAAAGAGATATATCACTTAAAAATTGGGCTTACGATCCATCAAAATAAATACTATGAAATCATTTGACATCTTAGAAAAAACAATTAACAATCTTTTAGAATTAAAAAGGTTAACTGAGAAAAACACTAAGGGTATAAATCATGCAAATAAACTTATAGCATCTGGAGATGTAATCAGACCTGATAGTTGGGTAAGACCAACGGCTGAAATGGAGAATGCGTATTTAGAAGAAAATGGATATGATAAATACTGTCTATGGTTTCTTGGTGTAGACCCAGAGCTTAGTGAAGATACTAAAGGTCATTACGGCTATATTTATACTTCTGACTTCAAAACAGTAGATAGAAGAGGATTGGCAGCAATAAGACAATATGCAGCTCAAAATAATATGAACTCAATTTTTGCAGCAGCAGGAAAAATGATTGAAGCTATAGACGCTAAAGAATAATGGCTAAACCACTTACACCATCACAGCAGTTTGCTTTGCAACAAAAGATTGCAAGGAAATCAATCAGAGAATTTCAGCCTAAAATAAAAGAGGCTTTACAAGCTGACTTTGATAAAGCTGCTCAAATGGTTGAGGCATTAGGGGTAGAACAAGCGGCTAATAATCGTGCAGGATTTTTTACTGGCGATAAGATTAATAATATTTTACGAACTTTGTATGAATCAACTGGCGGTTATACTGCTATGAGATACCAACAGATGTTTGAAAAGAATAAGAAAGCGGAAGAGATTGACCTAGACCCTTTAAACATTTTGGATGAGTGGTTAATCTTTATGTTATCATATTGGGTTGCGATTAGCGGACCAAAGATGTACGGCATAGAGAATACTACTGAAAACGAAATAGCTCGTATATTAGCGAATGTTATAAAGCTTGGTCGTGAGAATGGATTGTCACAAAATGAAGTTAATTCATTGGCAATACAAACTCTGAGAGAAGGGAAGATAAATAACGCAAGGAGTTTACTTATAGCAAGGACTGAAAGCCATCAGGCATTAAGTACAGGTGCTATAGGTGCGGTTAGGTTAGCAGGTGTTCCAGTATTAAAACAATGGATTGCTGCTGAGTATCCAGCTAAGAGTGGTAAGCCAAGATTATGGCACAGGGATTTAGATAGACAAACGAATCCTGATAACGAAGGTGTAAGAATCCCTGTTAATCAACCATTTTTAGTGAATACTCCTGACTACGGACTAATAGAAATGCAATATGCACATGATGCAGCAGGGTTAGCAGTAAATAACTGCAACTGTAGATGCTGCACAGTTTATATAGCTTAAATAAAAAATATGAGTAACTTTTATAACAAAAAAGCGGTAAGTGGTGCTCCAGTAGACATGGAAGATAATGGTAGAATTATCACAGTCTACTATTCTGCGTTTGGTAATGTCGACAGCGATGGCGATGTTATTGTACCAGGTGCATTTACAAAAACCCTAAAAGAAAACGGACCTAATGCCAAGAATAGAATCTGGCATTTATTTAACCATTCAACCGAAAAACCAATTGCTAAACCATTCGAGATGATGGAAGATGGATTTGGTTTAAAGGCTAGAGTAAAGATGCCTAATACAACATTAGGTAACGATACTTATGAGTTGTATAAAGAAGGTCATATCACAGAACATAGCATCGGCTTTCAGACTATCAAGTCACAAGCAAAGTCAGGCTATAACGAAATCAATGAAATTAAATTGTTTGAGGGTAGTTCAGTATTGTGGGGTGCAAACGCAAATACACCAACAGTAGGAGTGAAGAGTCAAATAAAGTCTGTTCTTGTAGATGAGATGGGTAAAACTATCAAGTCTTTAAGAAACGGTCACTTTACTGATGAAACATTTGAATTGTTGGAACTTAAACTTAAACAATTACAACAATATCTTGCTGAGATGGAAGATGAAGAGTCAGTCGACCTTGAAGAACAACCGCAAATATCTTCTGAAGGCACAGTCGAAATGCCAGAAGAAGAAGCATTGGAGGAAGAGGAAGACCCGATGGTTTCCGTTGAAATCGAGATAAACAAATATTTACAATCATTTAAAATTTTCAACTAATGGTAGAAGAAATCAAAAGTGCTTTCGAAGGCGTTAAAACCGAAGTAAACGGTGCTATCGAAACATTAAAAGCTGATAACGCAGTTGCGGTAGATGGCTTAAAATCGGAATTAGAAGAATTAAAATCTCAAGTTGCTGTAGTAAAAGATGCTGCTGACAAATTAGAGGCAAAAAACAATCGTAAGACAATGAGTGAAAATCAAGTAAAAGGGTTCAACGCATCCCTTGCTGAAGCAATCGAAAAGAATGCTGACAGTATCGCAAAATTAGGTCGTGGTGAGCAGAAGCGTTCTGGCTTTATCTTAGACACTAAGGCAGTAGGCAACATGACAGAAGCAGTTAACTTAACAGGTGACATCCCAAGACAATATGCTCCTCAAGTATATGCTCTTCCTTCTCGTAAGGTGCATTTGAGAAGTTTATTACCAGTAGGAACTATTTCTACAGGTTTATTTACTTTCCCTAAGGAATCAGGTGGTGAAGGTGATGTAGCTCCTCAAACACAAGGTAGTGCAAAAGCTCAAGTAGATTTCGATATCACAATGACTGATGCTCCTGCTCAATACATCGCTGGTTTCGTAAGAATCTCTCGTCAAATGTTAGATGATGTACCTGCTATGACCTCTTTCTTACAAGCTCGTTTGTTAGAGAAGTATTTATTAGCTGAAGATGCTCAGTTATTGAACGGTAATGGTACTGCTCCTAACTTGACTGGTTTAACAATCAATGCTGCTGCTTTCAGTGGTGCTGCTACAGTTGATGTTGAGCAATTAGTACAAGCTATTGCACAGGTTTCTGCTAGTAACTATTCTGCTAATGGTATCTTAATCAACCCAACTGATTGGGCTGCTATCATGAATACTAAGAATACTAACGCTGCTTATAGCCTTCCAGGTTCTACAGTTGTTACTACTGATGGTACTGTTACTATCGCTGGTATCCCTGTGTTCCAATCTACAGCAATCGCTGCTGATAAGTTCTTAGTAGGTGACTGGTCAATGGGTGCTCAAATCATGCAAAATCAAGGTATCTCTGTTCAGTTCTCTGAAATGGATAGCGATAACTTCCAAAAGAACTTGATTACTGTGAGAGTTGAAGCTCGTATTGCATTCCCTATCTACTACAACAGTGCGTTTGTATACGGAGATTTCGGTAACGTAGCTTAATCCTAGATTAATCTAAAATACAAGGGGGCAGCCGCAAACTGCCTCCTTTTTTATGTCCGCTATATTTTAGTTATTTTTGTAAAAACAATGGCATAATGCAAATAGTAAGAGATATTACAACCACAGTAGCACCTTCAGCGACAGTGGTTACTTTAGCGGAAGCTAAGAATTACCTTAGAGTAGATTATAGTGAAGATGATACTTTGATTACATCTTTAATCAATACAGCTCAAACAAGACTTGAGCAATATGCAGGTGTCGCAATGACTCCTAGAACTTTAAGAGTTGTAGCTTATGTAGATAGCTTTATAGAGTTACCTTACACTCCTACAAACACTATATCAGTAGTAGAGTATTGGGATAGCACAAATTGGGTAGCAATGTCTGTAGGGGATTATCAGGTACTTGGTGAAACTACCAAAAAGGTCTACATGACTAGCATTTTCGATAACGAGTTTAGATTTACTTACACTTGTGGTTATGCTACAACTCCTACAACAATGAAGACTGCCCTTTTAAAGATGGTTTCAGACCTATATGAGTACAGAGAGTCATCAGTTGAGGCAACTAAGCCTTCAGCTAATTTGATGACCGCATACGAGCTTATGAAGCCATTTAAACGCATAAACGTAATTATCTAATGATAGGAAGACTAATGAATAGGATTACTTTCCAAAGTAAGACTAGCGTATCCGATAGTGCAGGGGGTTTTGTAAATACTCTTGTGGATTACTATACTTGTTGGGCTGAGATTGTAAGAGATAGTGAATCAAGAACAAATATAGCAGGGACAGATGGCTTTGCTACAGATATCACATTTAGAATAAGATATACAACATCTAAAGTATTTGATAAGAAGTTGGTAATCAGCTTTCAAAGTAAATTATATGTGATTAACTCTGTTATTAACGAACAAGATCGTAATAAGTATTTTTTAATAGGCTGCTCAACACTTAAATAATGGCAGCATTTAGCATGGGCATAACTGGCTTAGAATCATTGAGAAAGAAATTTAGCAATGCTAATGAAAGACTTGAAAAGCATATAGCGAACTCAATTAATCAAACTTTGGTTGCTATTCAACAAGATGCTAAATCTAGTGTAAGGGTAAAATCAGGAGCATTACAAAGAAGTATTACTCATAAGAAGGTTGATAAAAAGACATTGTCTGGTTATGTTAGTGCAGGTAACAAATCTGTTAAATATGCTCCTTATGTTGAATTTGGTACTAGATTTCAAATAAATCTGCCTCCTTTAGTAAATATTAGTCCAGGTGAGCAAAGCAAATTTGCTAGACAATATATAGTTCAAAGCCCTAAAAAGTTTACAAATCAACCAACTAGACCATTCTTGATGACCTCGTTTGATAAAAGGTATAGTCAACTTTTATATACTATAAAGGAATTTAAGATATAAATATATTTCGTTAAATTTGTACAAAATCAATACCATGACAATTACATTAAACGAAGAGCAGGTAAAACAATTAGACGCATTCATCCAAGAATTGCCAACTAAGTATGGTTTACCTTTAACTCAGTTCTTATCAAAACTTGCTCAAGAACAAAATCCTGAGGAAGTAAAAGAGGAAACAGAAGCTTAATGAAAGATTGCGGATATGCTATACGAAAGGCTTATGTAGATAAGTTAGCATCACAAAGTTTTTCTTTGGGTGTTTACGATACTATTGCACCTGATACTGTAGAGCCTCCGTTCTTAATCATTAGTAGTCAAACATCTATTGAGAATAGTGATAAACAGAGTTATAACTTTGACGTTACTATCCAATTTGATATTGTCTATAGAACATTTAAGTCAGGTGAAGTAGGGCAGAAATCGGTAGACCAGTGGGCTAATGAATTGTTAGTGATCATAGGCGTTAATGTGCCAGATTACCCAAGTGCTTCTCCTGACTTTAAAATAGTCACTCGTAGAATGTCATCTAATGAAGCTACCTTTGATTATGTAGATGAAGCTTATGTATTTAAGAGAGTCATTGTATTTGAACATTTCGTAACACAGATATTATAAAAAATTAAAATAAAATAAAATGCCAACAACAGGAATTTTTAATGGTACAAACCTAGTAGTTCTAGTAGGAACTGAAGTTGTAGCTCACTCTACATCTTGCTCTTTATCTGTAAGTGCTGACTTACCAGATGCAACAACTAAATCAAGCGGTGGATGGGCTGATCAAATCGCAGGTTTGCGTTCTTGGTCTTTAACTACAGATGGTCTTACTACAGTTGAACCAACAGGTACAAACTATGTAGTAGGAGATATTTTCTCTGCTTTAAACGGAAGAGGTGTAGTTACAGTTAAGTTTACTACAGTTAATGGTAGCACTCCAATAGTAGGTGATTTAATCTGGTCTGGTTCTGCATTTGTAGAAAGCTTAGACATCACTGCTGATATGGAATCTCCAGTTACTTACTCTGCTGCTTTCACAGGACAAGGAGTATTAACTCAGGCTACTAACGCATAATAACACCAAAAACACCAAAATATGAGAGGACATTACGAACTAACCCTTAGTGATGGGACTAAGATACCTATGAGGTTTTGTACATGGTCTTTAAAAAGATTCTGTCAGCTTCAAGGAATTGGTCCTTCAGATATAGGAGATGCATTAAGCGGTGATAGTACATTAGATGCTATCGTTAACTTGTTGAAATCAGCAGCAGAATATCCTTTATACAAAGAAGGTATTACTCCTAAGTTTACGGACTTAGATGTATGCGATTGGATTGATGATATGGGTGGCATAACAAGTGAAAAGCTTCAAGACATCTTTAAAGCTTTATCTGATAGTATGGTAAGTGGCTTAGATAAGCCAGAAACCAAGAAGGGTAAAAACTCTGATGTAAAAAAAAATTAGAGTGGATTGATATTGAGAGATTTTCAATGGGGGAGTGCCAAGTGCTTCCCCATTTGTTTTGGGATATGACGATGGCTGAATTAGATTTTGTATGGTATGGCAAAAGACATCAAGAAGAACAAGATTGGATTAAGTTAAGGTGGCAGACGACTTTATTGATAAATATACACATGAGTAAAGGCAAAAAGGTAAAGCCTACTGACCTTTTACAACTTGACTGCGATAATCGTAACTTTGTGAAGCAAAGAGTGATGAGTAATGATGAATTACAAGATGTATTAAAAAAGTATAATAATATCAAACCTATAGGATAATGGCAGTAGATGAAACAATTAGAATTAAGATACAAGCAAATGCTGAAGAGTTTAAGATTGTATCTGACATTATAAATAGAGAATTAGGAAGATTAGGCAAAAACTTTGAGGTTTTAGAAGGCAATATTAAGCAATCTGCTAATGCAATGAAGCAGTTTGACGGATCATCCAAAAAGTTCAATAAGGGATTAATGAGCATCTCTTTGATACTACAGGATTTACCTTATGGTTTTAGAGGTATTCAAAATAACATCCCAGCCTTAGTTCAAGGTATGGGATTAGTTTATTTAGCTATATCTGCTGTAACAGCAGCAATGACATACTTTGTTTTACAAGGAGATAAAATGTCTAAGAGTACTAAAGCTATGTATGATAGTTTTAAAGATTTTATTAATGGTGCAGCTTCAACTCTATATTCAGAACTTAAACCTGTATTTGAATCAATCGTAAGTTCTCTAACTGAGTTATGGAAAATGTTTGGTGAATTTCTTACCGAATCATACATTTCTGCATGGAATTTAATAGTAAGTGCAACTAAAAATATTGGACAAATAATAGCTGGTTTATTTAAAGTAATAGTAGCAGTACTTAAAGGAGATTGGCAAGGATTAGGAACTGCATTAGTTGATATACTTAAAAGAGCATCGAATTTAATAGTAGATGTTCTTATACATATATTTTCTTTGGTGGATAATTTTAAAGCTGCTGTTATAGGTTTATTTAGCAAAGACATGGCTAATGTCATAAAAGCACAAACTAAAGGTACAGCAGAATCTTTTGCTAAAACTTTTAAATTTGCATTTGCTGAAACAAAAAAAGAAACAATAGATTTATTTAGTTTGTTTGGATCAAAAACTAAAGGTGCAGAAGTAACGATAAGTGATTTTGCAAAAACCATGAATAGGTTTAATGAAGAGATAAAGAAAATATCTGTATTGTTTTTGGAGTTTAGACAAATGACTGAATTAGATTATTTAGAAGGTCAAATTAAAGCATTAAATGTTGCTATTGATGATTTAGCTGGTCAAGGAACAGATGAGGCTATCAAAAAATTATCAGAACTTATACAGCTTAGAGGTGAATTACTACTTCAACAAAAGTTAGCAGAAGCACAACAAAATATTGGTGGTGATATTGAAGTTATAACCGAACCTGTAGCAAAGCCAGTATTTGATAAAAATACTTTTGAAGCAGGTAAAGAGCAATTAGAAGGATGGTTTGACTCGATAAGAAAGAAGTTTAAGGAAATGCAGAAAATGGCTAAAGAGAATGCAGAGTACTTATTAAAAATAGGTATTGGTATGATGAGTGCTCTTGGACCATCTATAGATATGCTTTTAGAAAAAGGAGCTAGTATTAGTGATGTTCTTAGTACAGCATTTTCTGATTTGATTAAAAAATTAGCTAAGGTTGCTATAGCTGCTGCAATTGTTGTAGCATTAATGGCACTTATAGGATTAGTAGACTTATCACAGATAGGTAAAACATTTGGGATGTTAGTAGGTCAAGGAATGGGAATGGGTGCAGGTTTATTCTCAGGTGCATCTGCTGGAACTACTGCAATAGCACCTAAAGCATCTAGTTCAATGGGAGATTTAACTTCAGTTACAGCAATGCAAAATCAAACATTAGTAGCTCAAGTTTCAGGCAATGATTTATTAGTACTTTTAAACAGAACAAGTAGAAACAATAATAATACGTTCTAATGGCATTTATAAACCCAAAATACGAGATTATATTTGATGATGTATATTCTATTCCTGATGGAACAAACACCGTCTATAGGGCTCAGATTTACAAAGACGGCTATTCTAGTGCAACTGTATATCCATTAACTGCATCTAATAGTCCTTTTATCATAGAAACTATAGATACAGAGGGTAATGCTTATACACCAATACTAGCTACAAGAGCTACTTTAAATATAGTAAAGAATGAATTTCAAAGCACTAATTATGCCGAGTTATTACAAGATTTCTTTACTGCTGATGATAATGACTATATGATAGTCGTTACAAAAGGAACTTATAATGGTTCTTTTACATGGGGTACAATAATATGGAGAGGATTCTTTATACCTGTAGATAGTGTCCAATTTTCACCTGTAGCCTTAAACAGCTTATCATTATCATTTGTTGATGGTTTAGCTAGGACTAAGAACAAGAAATACTATTTTAACTTAGTTAATGGTATAGGCTTTGACTCAGATGAGCAAGTAAGCTTAAAAGATTTACTTATTGATTGCTTTGCTAAAACAGAGTTTACTTTAGATGTATGGATTAATGAGTACTACAAAACAGCAAATGTAACTTCTAGGAACATAGAAAATATGTACCTAAAGAAGAACTACTTAATGGAGCAATTTGGAGAGTATTTAAACTACTACGATATATTAGAATACCTATGTAATAGGTTTGGATGGGAATGTTTCTATGAAGAGGATAAGTGGTATTTAACTGCTTATGGTGCTTTGACTAGAGAATCTACCATTGCTTATTATGTTTATAATAGTGCAGGAACATATCAGTCTACACAAAATGTTGGGAATACTACTACGGTTGCTATAGATAGCACAAACAACTTTAAGCAAATAGGTCAATCATTAATGGTTAGCTTTAACAGAGCTCAAAAGTCTTATAGCCAATTTAGTCCAATATATAATGTAAAGCAATTAATATCTAATGGCTGGTTCTTATCATGGTCAAGTGCTAATAATGCCGACGCATGGATTGAAGCAGCAATGGTTGGAACTAAGGCTGATCCTGTTTACGGAGGATTATTAACTTCTGACACTACAACAAACTCTGGAGAAACAAATAGGTCATTTAGATCTGTTGGTAGTTTAGTAAAAACTGGTGATTATCTAAATATAGTATGGTCTGCATCTACATTTAATTGTACTGAAAGATATTTTGTAAGAATTATATCTGAAGATGCTACTACAACTTATTACTTAGATAATACAGGAACATTTACAACTACCTCATATACACTAGGAGCTTTTCCTGGTGGATTTCCAAAACAAGTAATAGTACCTATAGATGGTACAATAACAGTAACAATACTAAGACCTTTAGAAACTGGTGCAACTCCTCAGTTAGTAGTTGAATACTTTTTAATACAGAATGTTGGTCCTACATCTCAAATTTATGCCTATGATTCTTATAGAGAAATCGGTAGTATAAATTCTGAGTTTAAACCTACAGAAACAGAAAACTTTTCATTAGGCTTTATGTATAATGAAGTATTTAGAAATACAGATTCAAATTCAAGAGTTGCAAACAATCCATTTGACGTAACTGCATCTTCTTATGTAGGTATGTACACAACATTAAATAATGGTGGATTCGCTAATCAATTTGGTAGAAATGCATCAGGTAGCACAGAGTTGTTTACTTTAGTTGCTCAAGATATTGGTATAGACCAAGTACAGACACAAACTGTTATAGAAGGTCAATTTAAAAGCATAGGATATTGGTTAGATAGCAAGTTCACTTATTCTTATGATGCAGTTAACACTTACACATACTTATTGAAGTCCTTTAAGTGGGATTTAAAACAAGCAATACAAGAGTCAGTACTAAAGAAGATTAACTACAATGGCACAACTATAGATATAGACATATTCAAAAACTTAAATACTAGGAAATAATGGCATCAGTAATAAACGGAACTAACATAGTATTATATAAATACGATTCAAATAAACAATATTATTTTAATGGTTCTATTAGTCAAGGAATAACCGTAAATGGTTTTGCTTGTAAAGAATTAAGTACTGAAGATATAGTTGGAACTTCTACTAACTTTAATAAGACAGGAGCAGGAGTAATAGCTTCTTTTATAACAGATGCTAATGATCCAGGCATTACTGAGATTACTGCTGGTACATGGAGTATATCTGCTTATTATTCTATAGCAACTGCCTTTGCAGGAGCTAAAGTACAATATAAGTTATACAAATATGTAGGTTCAACAGCTACCTTGTTAGCTACTTCAGATGAAACTACACTAACATCTCTTAGTAAGATTATATATAATACTAATATGACAGTAACTACTACTGTTTTAGGAATTACAGATAGGATCATTATAGAGGTAGTTTACTTAGGTACTACTACTAATGAGATTACCTTATATACACAGTCAACTAATCCTGGCATAACTACAACTAATATTTCTTTAGGTGTTCCGTTTGGTGCATCTACTAATTGTACTTTTAGTACAAGTGTGGACCAAGTAGAGGTAACAACTACTAATAGTTATTCTTATAAAGAGTTCTTAGGCTCTCAAATAAGCTGGAATATAACTGCTGATGGTTTTATAGCTCTTAATGATTATTCTTACTTATTCTTGCTTAATAAGCTACAAACTAAGGAACAAATAATAGTTAAATTTCAAATAGATAATGATAATGGCAATGGTACAGGTGCTTTAGGTTATAGCATCTTTACAGGTAATGCTAATATTGTTAATTTAGATATGAGTGGTCCTGTTGAAGGTGCATCTACTTATAGTGTGTCTTTACAAGGTACAGGTCCTTATACAGTATCAGGAACACAAGTTACACCTACAGGCGTAGTAATAGAAAGCTCAAACGTTGTTATGTACCAATATATTGCTAGTGGAGGTGAAACTATTGTAACATTTGCAGGTGCAATTAGTTCAACTTGTTTAACAGTTACAAGAGGTGGTTTAGAGGTTAGAACTATATTAACGTCAGGTGCTCCTACAGGTGAGAATGTGACGTTTAACTCATCTACAGGAGTTCTTACCTTTGCAAGAGCATTAGAGGCGGATGAGTTTGTTAGAGCAATTTTCAAATAGTTAAAATAGATATAAATGAGTTCACAATTACAGGTATCAGGAGAAGCAAAGATTAGGGACATACAAGGTCCAGTAGTGGCTAATAGTGGGGTAATAACTGCTTTAGATGGTGCTGCTTCTCAATATGTACGAGGTGATGGTACATTAGCTGACTTTCCAACATCAAGTGGTGGTGGTAGTTCGGTTTCTTATTATCTTAACTCAAGTGTAAGTCAAGGTACAATCGGAGGGGTTGCTTATAGACAATTAGGCAAAACACCTATTGCTGGTGCTGGAACTGATATTGCTATATCTTCAAATGGATATGTAGCAAGTTACATAACTGATGCTAATGACCCAGCTTTATTAGAAGTACCAGCTGGTAACTTTAATTGTGAGTTTTATTTTAGTGTAAACAACAATTCAGGAAACCCTTTTGTTTATGCAGAGGTTTATAAATATGATGGCACAACTTTTACCTTAATAGGTACAAGCGTTGGAGTTCCAGAGTACATTAATCAAGGAACTGTAATTAACCCTTATTATTTTGCAATACCAGTTGCTCAAAGTGTATTGACTGTTACGGATAGAATAGCGATTAGAATCTATGTAAACGTAAGTGGTAGAACAGTTACTTTACATACTGAAAACAATCACTTGTGTCAAGTAATTACTACTTTCTCAAAAGGATTAATCTCTTTAAATAACCTTACAAGACAAAACCAATTCTTTGCGACAGGAACAAGCGGAACGGACTTTGGGATATCTTCAAGCGTAGCTACTCATACTTTTAACCTACCTGTCGCTTCGGCTACAAATACTGGTAAGTTAAGTTCAACGGATTGGAGTACGTTTAATAACAAGCAAAACACAATAACTGACCCAATCACAGGAATAGGAAATAGTACACAAATTGCTTATTTCAATAGTCCTACAAGCATTACAAGTGAGGCAGCGTTTAACTACGATGCTTCTACAAATAGACTTGGAGTTAATACTTCAGTTCCTAATGCAACTATCGGAGCAAATGCTGGGACTGATAGCGGTTACTCTTTGTTGCTTAAAAATGACAACGCAAACTATAATGGTATCGGATTCGGTACTGATTCAACATACGGCAACTTAATAGCTACTGAAAAGTTGGGAACTGCACCAGCAAGGAATTTAACCTTGTTAAACCAAAGCGGTTACATCTCAATAACAGAGGTTGGTAATTTAGGGGTAAACATTTTAAGTCCTAATACTGGATTAGACATTTATAATGGCACAAGTGCCTATTTATGGCTTCATACGGCTAACTCTGGCATTACAGGTACAGATGGGGTTAGATTGGCTTTATTTAGCACTAATGCTGCTAATTTAAGGAACTACGAAGGTGCGTTCAGTATTACGGCTGAAGGCGATTTCTCAATCATTACTTTAGGTGCTGAAAACCTAAGAGTAAATAGTGCCGATGGTAGTATTTATCAATCTAAGGTTGCTAATGCTTTACTTAAATCTGTTAGTGGTGTAATTACTGCTGCCGTTGCAAATACTGATTATCAATCTCCAATTAGCTTAACAACAAGTGGTTCAAGTGGTGCTGCAACTTTCTCAAGCAATATTTTAAACGTACCTAATTACACTTTAAGTGGTTTAGGTGGTGTACCTACATCAAGAACTTTAAGTATTAATGGAGTTTCTTATGATTTAAGTGCAGATAGAAGCTGGACAATTACTTCTGATATTACTGGTAGTGGTGCAGATGGTAGAGTTGCTTATTGGAATGGTACAAATAGTATCACATCGGAAGCTGGATTTATATACGATGCATCAACAAATAGATTAGGGGTAAACACAAGCGTTCCTAATGCGACAATAGGTGCTGATGCTGCTTTAGATAGCGGATATGGTTTACTTATTAAAACAGGTGCATCTAACTATAACGGAATAGGAATAGCGATAGATTCTACTTATGGTAACTTAATCTCAACAGAAAAAATAGGTTCTGCAACTGCAAGAAACTTAACTCTACTTAATCAAAGTGGATTTGTTTCATTAAAAGAGAATGGGAACTTTGGTGTAAATACTTTAAACCCTTCTGTTAGCGGAACAGGAATAGACATATATGGTTCAACAAGTACATCATTAAGATTACATACTGCAACAAGTGGTACAACTGTAACTGATGGTGCTGGTATTAACTTTAGTGCTGCAAATAACTTAGGAATTACAAACTACGAGAACGGAACAATAGACATCGTTACGAATGGTAACTCTGGTGTCTTTGTAGCTACTAATGGCTTTGTAGGAATCAATGGAGCAACTCCAAGTGTGGCTTTAACTGTAAATGGCGGTGCTTCAATAAGCAACTTAACAACTGGTCAAGTATTATTCCCTACAAGTGGTGGTACTTTAAGTGGCTCAAGTAGTTTATTTTGGGATAATACTAATGCAAAATTAGGTATTGGTACAAGTACATTAAGTGGTGCAAGGGTAACTATAACAAGTACAAGCGATGCAAATCATTTGCAATTAGTAGCTAATGCTCCAGCTTTGACTTTTACAAATGCTTTATCAATAACTTATTATGCTGGTATTGGAATGGCTACGGCTTCTAATAACTTTGTTACAGGAGCGGTTCAAGGTGATTTGGTTTTAGGAGCATTTAACACAAGTAGTATATTATTTTGTAATAATAACACTAATACTCTTAGAATGAGCCTAAATGGTTCAGGTGCAGCAATTTTCTCTGGTAGCGTAACGGCAAGAGGACCAAAATCACAAATTATTGCTGATGGTAATTCGGTAGGTGCTGGTATATTATTAAGTAATTCAATAGTAGGTGTTAATAGAAGAAATTGGGGAATATTTACTGAACAAGATGTAGAAGGAGATTTTGTTATTAAAAGGTCAACTGTTTCTGGAGGTGATGCACAAAGTGGTACAACTATATTGTCATTGTCAAGAGATGGTGCTGCTACATTCTCAAGTAGTGTAACGGCTTATGGACCAGCTAATGATTGGGGATTAAGTATTTGGGGAAGCACAACAACTGGACAATCTTTTGGCGGTATTGTAAGAGGAGGCACTAATTCAAGTGATGTTGCATTTAGAGTAAATAATGCTGCAAATTCATTAACATATTTTACAGTACAAGGGAATGGTAACGTTGGAATCGGAACTGGTAGTCCATCATCTCCATCAAGTTTTGCAAAAACTATGACAATTTATGATGCTTCAAGTGCTTCATATTCATTTAACGTAGCAGATACTTATAGAGGTGAAATAGGAATGTCATCAGGCGGAGGTTGGTTAAGTACATATACAAATGACCCTTTTAGATTCATTACTAACAATACCGAACGTATGCGTATCACAAGTGGTGGTAACGTATTAATAGGAACGACTACATTTTATAATGGTAATTTTAGTGGTAGTGCATCAGGATTAAATATAAATGGTGCAGTGCCAATTTCGTTATTACGCGATGCTGCTGGAAATACATTTTATATGGGATTATCAGGTGCTGCATTTATTGGTACACAAAATGCAATACCAATGGTATTTATTACAAGTGATGCCGAACGTATGAGAATCTCATCGGGGGGTAAAGTAGAAATTAGCATACCAACATTAGCTAATGCATTAAAATTAAATGGTGCTAATAGTTATTTTACACAATTTATTAAAGGAGGAAGTGGTACAGGTACAAGTTATGGTTTAACAATAGCTGCTGGAACAAATAGTAGTGATACTTGTTTTGAATGTACACCTTATAATGAATCAGTAAGTTATTTTAGAGTAAGAGGAGATGGATTAATGTTTAGCCCTCCAACTTATGCAAGTACAACTGGAAATGCTGCTAATGTGTTTATTTTTTCTGGTGGTGATTTTGGTAGGTCAACATCATCAAGAAAGTATAAAAAGAATATAATTGATTACCAAAAAGGATTAGCTGAATTAATGACTTTAAGACCAGTGTCTTATGAAAGTATTAATGAAAGAGAAGATGGTATGCAGTTTGCTGGATTAATAGCTGAAGAAATTGAAGATGCTGGATTTACCGAATTTGTTCAATACGCAGAAGATGGTACTCCAGATGCAATTTCTTATGGTAATATGATTGCATTAATGACTAAAGCTATTCAAGAACAACAAGCTCAAATAGAAGAACTTAAAGAATTAATTAAAAATAAATAATATGAAATACTGGTACATTAATCAATTAGACTGCGTTCCACAAGATGGTGATTTAACTGACTTTGTTGTTGTCGCCCATTGGTCAAGGTTCGCAAAAGAAACAATCAACGAGAAGGAATACCAAGCAAGTGTCTATGGTTCTCAATCATTCTCAAAGGATGATGTTACTAACTTTATCCCCTACGAGGACTTAACTTATGAAATAGTATGTGGTTGGTTGGATGCTTCTTTAGATGTAGAGGCTTTAGACCTTAATTTAGACCAACAAATAGAGAATCAAGTTAACCCACCGATTGTGGTGCTTCCGTTACCTTTTACAAATCCGTAATGACTACGATTAAGGACTATTTAATCATTATCCTTGCTTTCTTTGCTATGGTTTGGCTATATGAGTCATGCCATAAATCAAGTGCTGTTATAGAGTCTGTAAAGACCGATACTGTGTATCAAACAAAGGTGACCTCCAGGTGGCTGAAAGGAAACTCGATTCCTTATGTTATAATAGCTACTGATACCGTACATGATTCTGTACAATATTTGGTACATGATACTATACGCATAGTAACCGATTATATGCGTACTTATGCCTATTCTGACACCATTAACGTAGATTCTAATACCTTTGTCATTAACGACACTATAAGCCAAAATAAGATCCAATCAAGGGGATTTGAGGCTAAAATAACCGAAAAAACCATACTTACCACCATTACTAAGGAAGCTAAAGCTAAGAATAGTCTTTATTTGGGCTTTAGAGGCGATTTAAGCGAGTCTAATGGCTTAGAAGTACTAAGTCCTGGAATCATGCTTAATGCCAAAAATAAGGCTCTAATAGGTCTTAATGTAAATATTAGTAAAAACTTTAATATAGGCTACTCAGGTAGTGTATATTTTAAATTAGGTAAAAAATAAGTAAATGGCAGCTAAAAAAGATGTTAATGTAAGTGCTAATCCTCTACCGATTAGCTTTTCTCAGTTTAGTAAAGACCCAATAAAAGGAACTATGTTCCTAGTTATCATAGGTATAACTGTCCTTTATGTTGACATTAGGGGCAATTTCAACAATCAGATAAACTCTCAAGACGCTAGGATTACTAATCTTGAGTATAAGGATAGCCTAAAGACTCAGGCTTTAATAGAGTGTAAAACAGCATTAAGTTCTACTACAACTAAGCTTGAAACCTTAGATGCTATGGGAGCTATTAAATCAACAGTTAAATAAAAGGCAATGAAATCTATTCTTTTGATATTTGGTTTTCTAACAGTTACAGCAACTACTATAAATGTTACAGCTAAAAAAGAAGATAAAGGAGTGGCTGAAGATAAAGAGTTCGAGCAATTTATGACTGAGTTTAATAGCACTATGACTAAGAACAAAGCTGTTCAAGTTAAAGCTGATCAGGCTAAAGAAGCTATAGTAACTTCTACCGTTAGTAAGTTCGCTGAGATTAAGCAAGAGATAACAACACTAAAAACCGAGCTAAATGAAGTTAAAGCAACTTTGGATAGTGTTAGCAATGATACTGCTGTCAGTTTCAAGCTACTCCCAATACCCCATAATAAAGAAAATTAAAGATGATTCTGTAGTTATCATGACTGTAAAGCAAGGTAATGAAATAAATGCTTTGTATTTACGTTACAATGAAACTATAGACTCGTTAAAATCTAAAACAATAAAAGATGATTCTATTCTCAATGTCTACATTAATAAAGCTAATAAGCTCGAAAATTACAAGTTTCGCTACGAAGCAAACCTCGAAGTTTACCAAACAAGGGAAAGAGAACTTGACAAAATGGATAAATACCATGCTTGGCAAAAAATAATCTTAATATTCCTAGTCATTTTCCAATTTAGTCAATTATAATTTATGAAACAGTTTTTCCAAGAAGATAGCGGTAGATTTAGCATGAAGCGTTTATGTGGTTTATTATGTGTAATTACATTATGTGTTACCATGTATCACAATAGTTTTAGTGAAGAGCATATAGCTCCAAGTACGATTCTTGTAGAATCAGTAGCTTTGTTAGCGTTCGGTTGTTTAGGTTTAACCTCAATAGAGAAAATATTTAAGAAAGATGCCTAAAAGCGAAAAGATAATATTAACACTTGGCTTCCTATTATGGTTGCTAGGATTAGCATATTTTGTAAATCAAATGATTTAAGATGAAATTAACAGCACACTTTGCATTAGCAGAATTTACACGCAGTGAATCAGCTAAAAGACATGGAGTATCTAACGAACCAACTCCTGAGCATTTACAGAACCTTATTGTTCTTTGTGAGAAAGTATTAGAACCAATCAGAATGAAATTTGGTCCTATTAATATTTCTTCTGGATACAGATCCAAGACTCTGAACCATTACATTGGAGGAAGCTTAAATTCACAACATTGTGAGGCTAAAGCCTGTGATATCGATATGGATGGAATGGGTGGACCAACCAACAAAGAGATTTTTGACTTCATTAAAGATACTTTAGAATTCGATCAGTTGATTTATGAGTTCGGTACTGCAACTAATCCTGATTGGGTTCATGTAAGCTATAATGCTGGTAAGAATAGAAAACAAGTGTTGAGAGCACTAAAGGTAAACGGCAAAACAGCCTACGCACCTTACAAATAACCAAAACCAAAACCACATATAATGAGCAAGAAAAATGTCCTAGTAATAGGCGACACTCATGAGCCATTTTGTCATCCTGGATACAAGAACTTTTGCTATGAAGTAGCCAATAAGTTTCAATGTTCTGAGGTTGTACATATTGGAGATGAAGTTGACAATCATGCCATCAGTTATCACGAATCTAAACCTGACGGACATGGAGCAGGTAGAGAAGCAGACTTAGCACAAGCTGCTATGTACAAATGGTACAAACAATTCCCTAACGTAAAAGTATGTATTGGTAACCACTCAGCTCTTCATAAAAGAAAGGCTCAAACAAGCGGTTTACCAGAACGTTTTATTAAGTCCTACGAACAGGCTTGGGATGCTCCTAAAGGCTGGAAATGGGCTTTAGAATGGGAAATAGATAGTGTTCTATACACTCATGGTACAGGATCATCAGGACAAGCAGGTGCAATCAATAGAGCAAGAGATGCAAGACAATCAACAGTCATAGGTCATATACATAGCTTTGGAGGTGTGCTTTATAGTGCATCTGACAAGGATATGATATTTGGCATGAATGTAGGCTGTGGCATAGATATAGATGCCTATGCTATGGAGTATTCACGACCTTTCCCCAAAAGACCCACATTAGGCTGTGGAGTTGTTCTAGATGGTGGAAGAGTTGCTATATTTGTTCCAATGCCACTAGGCAGTAAGATTATTAGGTTACCTAAAAAGTAACTATAGTTTAGTAAATATAAGAAAGTGTGTATTACATTGATATTCAATGCAGTATGCACTTTTTATTTCAGTATCAATTAAATCGTAAATTTGTATGAACAGAGAAGTAGACGTTAAGATTAACCAATTAATGAAAGAAAAGACTCACTTAGAAGCTAGGCTTGAGTTGATTGTAAAGGAATTACGACTTACTGTACTTAAAAATAGTATCACAAATGTTAATGCACATCATACAACTGACCGAAGAGGAAGATGAAAGCTACGAGTTCCAGGATAATTCTGAGGAATCGGATGCTTATATCAACATCTATCAGGTGGCGAGTGTAACGGCTGATGAAGAAAATAGTGATAGGTGTTTTGTATATATGGCTAATGAAGATTACTTCTATGTGAATGAAACAGTAGAAAGCTTTATTACAAGGTATCAAGCAATCCTTTACGGATCAGTATTGACAAAGTTTTATGACACTAGAAATAGTCATAATTAAAATAGCTCTCATGTGTGGTGTGTGATTGTGTGTAGTTTTGGTTAACCCTCAGGTAAAATCTGGGGGTTTTTTATTACGAAAAGACCCCACTATGAATAGCAGGGTCTA